TACTTCATGTGCTAAGAAACCATCAACTGTATTATCAGCATCATTTTTAAAATTAAATCTTGCAGGTTTTAATTGTTTTAATCGTGTAGTTGCATCCCATGTGTAGTCTACGTTTTCTTTTAATCTATAATCTGAAGAGGTGTTGTAAGCTGTTGCTGATGCATTTGTAAATATTGAACCTACAGCACCATTACCATTTCTAAATACAACATGACCTTCACTACCTGTTCCTGTGCTTCTTGATTCAATACTATAAGTCTCTCTTTCAAGAGTCAGCCTTGCATTAAAAGAACCAGATGTTCCTCCCATAAAAACACTTCCTGTGTTATCAATACGCATCCTTACAGCACCGTTAGTTAGTAAACCAAAATCGTGATTTGAAGAAGTTCCAGTAACACCTAAAGCAGATTGTGCTTGTGTAAATACTGCCGCGCCACCTGTTCTTTCAATCTCTAATTCTGCATTACCTGATGAAACCACATGAAGATTATGAGCAGGACTCGTAGTACCTATGCCTACTTTTCCGTCACCTCTGATAGATAATCTTTCGTCAGCAACCGCATCACCTGCAACAGAGCCTAAAAAGAAACCCATTCGTCTGTCGGCTTGTGCGCTATTATTAAAAGACATGATATACATATCTTGTTGGTTCGCTGAAAACTTAATTGCATTGTAAATGCCATTACCTGCTGCTACGTTTCCAATTCGCAGTGTGGCATTGGAATTAGCTTCTGTTACATCTGTGGATGAGTGAGAAATTTGATTGTCTACAAGACCATGAAACTCTGCTCCTGAATTAAAGACAGCCTTACCTGCATCAGACATATCAAGTCTCAACGCAGTAATATCAGAACTACCATCTATACCTCTAAATATTATATCTTTGTCGTCAACCCTAGAACTAATAATAAAATCAGAAGGAGTGCTATCTGTTGAAAGCATACCAAAAGATACCCCACCATCTTTTAAAAATATTTGTTGACCATCAGCATCAAGAATAATATCTCCACCAACGTCTATAGTAAAATTGGCTGCATCAGAAATAGTAGAATCATTAATGGTTATATCGTCTACTGTAAGGGAAGTAAGAGTACCTAAACTTGTTATATTTGTTTGTGCTGCTGTAGATAATGTTCCTGCTAGTGTTGTAGCTGTAAGAGTTCCTGTTACGTCTACACCTGATGAGGTTGTGGCTAGTTTTTTAGCATTATCGTAGTACAGTTCTACCGCATCATTTGCCAAAAAATTCGCAAGTGATTCACCAGTAACATTTTTAATAAATAGGTGAACCCCTGAATCTATTGTTAGACTTCCTGAGCTGTTATCTATAAAGCTATTACTACCATCGTGATAAATCTGTAAATCTGAACCAGCTCCAAAGATAGCTTTTACATCATCACCGAGTATCAAATCACCTGTCATAGTGCCACCTGCTAGCGGTAGCTTTGTGGCTATAGAATTAGTAACTGTCGTACTAAAGTTAGCATCATCACCTAGTGCCGCCGCAAGCTCATTGAGCGTATTTAAAGCAGCTGGAGAAGAGTCAACCAAAGCAGTAAACGCCGCATCAACATAAGCGGTTGTAGCGATCTTGGTAGAGTTATCGCTTGCAGATTGAGTTGTCGTAGTAGGAGATCCTCCCAAACCTACGCTATCTGCTATATGTGATGTTACAACAGCATCATCTGCTATCTGTTCACTTTGTACTTTAGTGTTTGTCATATTATCCCTCTAGGGTTTTAATTCTTGCTTCTAGTTCTTTGATTGCTTCTACTAATAATCCAACAGTTGTTTCATATCTGATACTTTTGTATTCTTCAGCATCAGGGTCTTCTAGTGATTCTATTGTCTTACTTTCAAAAACAGCTTCAGGTAATACTTTTTCTAACTCTTGTGCTATTAATCCTGTTCCTACACTTCCATCAGCTTTTCTTGTAAAAGTTATACCTCTCAAGCTACTTACTTTTTGAAGTGCATTTGGTATTACAACAATATTTTCTTTTAATCTTTCATCTGAAAAATTATGATTTTGTGTTAATGAACCAGAAATAAATGTATTACCACCACTTAATGCAAATCTTCTCCCACCACCTGTTCTTATTTCAAATTCATTAGCAGAGTATTCAGACATATAAGTATCTTCATCTGATGAAAAAGAAAACTTTTTAGTCACACCCATTGAGATGTCACCACCAGAAGTTATGTGGAATCTTTCAGTATTATTTGTAGCAAAGATTGTAGGTAGATTACTAACAGTACCAAAGACCATAGCGTTTTCAGTATTACCACTAAATAAAGTGCTACTGTTGTTATTGTCCATTCCGCATAAACCAGTTTGCAGTCCACCATCTGTTGAGAATTTTATAAAACAATCTTCTTGACCATTATTGTTTGTATCTGCATCTAGTCTTAACTCAATACCACCTACATCAGCTATGTGTAGTTTTGTGGCAGGACTCGTAGTTCCTATACCTACGTTTCCGTTCATCTTTACACCATCTTGGTCAGCAAATATTCTAAATGCACCACCATTAGCATCTGCCCTAAATACTTCACCTGATGTAGCAACTACTTCTAATTTAGCGTTAGAAGGACTCGAAGTTCCTATGCCTACGTTTCCACCATTAAAATAAGAATTTCCTGCGGTATGTATTAAAACATCTGCATTTCCAGAAGTATCACAAACTATCCAACGACCATTACCAGATGAATCTTGCTCCATAGAAGCCATCTTTGTTCCTGCCGAATCTTCTATTTTAAATATATTATCATTAGTAGCTGCTGCTCCTTTTACAACAAGTCTAAAGTCAGGACTATCAGTTCCGATACCTATTTTCCCGTCAGCAAGAATAACCATTCTTTCTGTGTTATTAGTTTTAAACTGGATATGTCTTGAACCGACTGCCTGCATACCAATACCATTACTTGCATCGGCATAAACTTCACCAGTTAGAGTTCCATTTACTTCTAAATCTAATAAACTACCGCTAGTGTCATTTAGAGTTAAAGTTGTAAACCCACTATAACTATTTGGAGAATTAGTTCCGATACCTACGTTTCCTGATGAGGTAATGCGCGCTCTTTCTGAACCGCCATTTTCAAAAATAGTGTCGTTACTACGCAATCTGAAATTCCTAAAGCCATCATTTGCAACAGTAGTTGTAAGCACTTGTATTTCTGCTGATACAGAATCGGGATCAACACGCCAGTTTCCTTGTGTTCCTTTTACGTTGAGCCTACTAATAGGACTAGTCGTTCCGATACCCAAGTTACCTGATGAGTCTATTCTGGCTCGTTCGCTACCATTTGTATTTAGCAAAAGACTTTGAGAGCCTAAAGCGGAAATTGCTAAGCCTGAGCTACCTTGTTGAATTTGTGAAGATAGGCCAGCAGTAGTTTGTGCAAGCGTAAGCCTAGCGTTTGCAGTAGCTGATCCAGAAAGTTCAAGGGCTGAAGATGGCGAACTCGTTCCGATACCTACGTTTCCTGAAGCATTAATATTTAAAGCAGCATTAGTAAAAGTAGTGTTTCCTGCTGCTGTAGAAGGTGTTATTGAAAATACACTTGCTGCGTGTGTAGCTACACCAATTTGAAAATTAGTGTGTCCAGAAGCTAAGACATATTGTGTTTTTAATCCATTACCACCCTCACCACCAATTTTTAAAGCTACGCCACTATTATTACCTGAATTTACAGATGTTAAACCAGCAACATCTAAAGCACCCGTCAAAGTTCCACCTGCTAGGGGTAGCTTTGTGGCTATTGAGTTAGTTAGGGTTGTATTGAGAGCTGCATCGTTATTAAGAGCTGTGGCTATTTCCCCTAATGTGTCTAGGGTTGATGGCGCAGAATTTACAATATTTGCAACAGCCGTACTCACGAAAGCTGTCGTTGCTATTCTGGTTGTGTTGTTGCCAGCGGTTTGAGTAGAGGTAGTTGGATTACCACCCAAAGCAACATCGTCCGCAATTAGCGCAGACGTAATCTGATCATCTGCTATGTTTGCGGTTAAGATTGCATCATCTGCGATGACTCTTGATGTTATTTTAGTGTTTGCCATTACTTAGTCCACTCCTGCTTTCCAGTGGCTAACGATTGCTCTTCCACCTCTCTTTTTAATTGTGCTTTTATGTTTGTTATTACGCCTTCTCCTAAAGCATTTTGTGCCCATGTAAGCAGGTCTGCTGTTTCAATGTCATCAAATGCTTTGTAGCTGTTGTCAGGGTTGTGATAAAGGTGAGCAGTAGTTCTAAAAACAGATTCTTTGCCCCCTTCAGAGCCTTTTATTTCTACTTCTATTGCCTGCACAAATTGAGTTAGCGTATGGTCTTTACCATCAATAGTTTTAGTTTGTTTCTTTACAACATCTTCGCCTGTCATCTCATTTTTAGCTACAACATCTTCTTGCGTTATTACAGGCGCTTCTGACCCAATTTCTTTGAGAAAAACATTTTTTATAGTCCATGTGTAATTCATTGCCATAGTAAAATCCTTAACTTATATCAGGGAAGTTGCCCCATGTAGGACTCCATCCATTACCTATATCATGCAGTTCAACCCTAACGTGGTAAAAAAGACTAGCGTCACTGTTTGTTACTTGTAGAGCTGAACCATTCCAACTTACTGTTGCATTAGGAACAGAGTTTGTTTGTACATCATTAACTATCGTTGCAATACTTCTGTTCCCACTAATTACAAATTTATTATAGGATGCTCCACTAGGCGTTCCATAAATGCCCCATACTTCTACAATGCCTGCTGATTGAGTATTAGATGCTCCGTTTGTGAAAAGTGTATAAGTACCTGTTCCGCTACGCCCACCTGTCCTAACTTCCCATGTTCCACTGGTTGATGGGTTTCGCATCCTACCGCCGATAATAGAAAGTCCAGAAGAATCAATACGCATTCTTTCTGTATCGTTAGTTTTAAACTTCATAACACTTTGATAAGTGCTTATCTGTTCTCTATCGGCATTCCCATTGATACCCATATTGATAGCTACTTCAGAATTTGAAGCACTACCTAAAAGGTCTATAACAGCATCATATCCAGTACCACCACTAGCAGTTGATGTGATAGACAACTTATTATGTGCGTTGCCACTCTCCATGTGTAATAAAGAAGAAGGACTCTCAGTTCCTATGCCTACGTTGCCAGCCTTTAAAACCATTTCAGCTGCAGCACCCGATGAAGTGAACTGCATCGCATTAGTAGTGTGATCCTGTTTTATTTGACCTTGTGCTTCATTCTCTGGATCGCCTAGAAATATTCCTGAATAGCCTGTATTTTTAGCATTAATTGATAAAACTGTTCCATTACTTAAATTATTTTGTACTAATAAAGATGTTCTTGCATTTACAGAAGATAACCCTGTTGCACCTCCACGAACAACATCAAGCACAGCTAAAGGCGAAGTCGTTCCGATACCCAAACTCTCCGCACTTGAATCCCAGAATAAACCTTGGGTTGAGCCTGTGTCATCGTAGAAGGATATGTCTCCTCCAATACCTAATGTAAGACGTTTTGTAGTTGTTGAGCCTGTGTAAAAGTTCATTTCAGCAAAAGCATCTGTTCCAGTTTCTTTAGCTTCAATGTAAGTGTAGTTAGCACCTGCTGAATTAGAAATTCCTAGTCCTAAACGATTAGCTGATTGATTATTACTTGTGTCTGTGTTTAAAAAGTTAACAACATTTAAAGTTCCTGTGCTAGAACTTTCAACAGTCAAACCATCTGTGACTGCTGTACCTGTTACGTCTATGCCTGTTGAGGTTGTGGCTAGTTTTTCAGAGCCATTATAATAAAGTTTTACATCTCCATCTGTGTTAGCAAGAATCATGTTCTCACCATCAGTTTTTTCTAAGACAATAGCTGTTCCGTTAGATTGTATTACTAAAGCACCAGTTCCATTTTCTTGAACATAACTATTAGAACCATCGTGATAAATCTGTAGGTCTGAACCTGCTCCGAATATAGCCTTATCATTGTCACCAAAGTTTATATCAGCACTTGTTGTAAGACCATCAGTTGTTATTACACCTGTTACGTCTACACCTGATGAAGTAATTTCCATTCGTTCAGTGGCATCAACAAGAAACTCAATTTTTGATGAGCCATGTACTTGATTGGGGTCAGTACTAATCTGTAGTTTATTACTGCCACTAGCAATAGTATGTTGTAAGTTAGAAATACTAGAGTCATTAAATGTAATTGTGGGGTTAGTATCACCTAGAGTAATATCACCTGTTACATCTATACCTGATGATTTAGTTGCTAGTTTAGTTGCATTGTCATATTTTAGTCTTGCTTCACCATCTTGAATAAACTGTGCAGATATTTCTGTACCTGTTGCGTTCATTATTCTTACATCATCACTTAGTATTCTTAATGTGCCTGTACCTGAGTCTTGTATGTAGGAATTACTACCATCGTGATAAATCTGTAAATCTGAACCAGCTCCAAAGATAGCTTTTCCGTTATCAGGTAAAGTTATGTCGTGATTAAATATTGCTGTGCCTGCATCAGAAGCATCAAAAACAAGAGCATTTACGTTACTTCCACCATCATTTACTATTAATTTAAGGTCAGCGTTTGCTACTAAACTATATATTTGAGAGTTTTTAAATTGTAGAGTTGTAGTACCTGCATCTTTGAAGTAAATATCACCACCATCAGCATCAAGGATGATGTCTCCGCCCACATCAAGAGTAAAGTCAGAAGCATGAGCAATGTTTCCTGTCATTGTCCCACCAGCCAAAGGAAGTTTTGTTGCTATCGCATTATTGACTGTAGTTGTAAATGTAGGATCATCTCCTAAAGCAGCAGCAATTTCATTTAAGGTATTCATCGTATTTGGAGCTGAATCTATAAGATTGCTTACGGCTGCCTCTACAAACGCAGTAGTCGCTATTCTGGTTGTGTTATTACCAGCCGATTGTGTCGTAGTAGTTGGGTTACCATTTAGATTTACATCGTTAGCTATAGAAGCTGCAACAACAGATCCAGTTGCCGGTACGTTCACTTCTGTTTGAGTAAACGTCATCACTTCAACGATTGCTCCACTTGCAGGAGCAGTGTCAAAGGTTAATGTTGTGCCAGATACGGCATAATCGGTTTTCTGTTGATAGACACCATCAATAAATACTTGAGTGTTGTTCTCATTGATAGGAGCAATGGACAACGTAAAGGCTGCACTACCAGATGCAGTAAATTGATCGTGATTTAAATTAGCTCCGGATACAGCTGCTTTAACTGTATAGACCACAATGGCCCTAGTATTAGCAGGAGCTGTTGAAAAAGTTAAAGTGGTGCCACTTAAACTGTAAGTTGATTGATTTTGAAATACACCTTCTATAAAGACTATAAGATCGTCTTCACTGTTAGGAGATTGAGATAGTGTGAAGTTGGTTTCAGTGCCGTCACCAGTAAATGCATTTTTAGCAAAGCTAGAGGCAAGCGCATCTGCAACAGCATCAGTAATCAAACCAGCTGTTACTCTTAACTCTACTTGGTTACTGAAACTAAAAGATCTAGCAGTAGTATTGTCTTGTGCTCTTACAATGGTCCACGTAGTTCCACTGACGGCTGTAACCTTAACAATCTCATTGTTGGTACCATCATCGAGCGTTACATAAAAATACTCACCAGTGGTTATTGTGGGAAAGTCTGTTGAGCTTGCTACTGTTAAACTTGTAACGGAACTATTTATTCCAGATGCAAGTGTAGTCTCAGCATTATTGGTAAATTTAACGGACACTTAGCGTCCTCCTATTAACTAACGGTTATAGTCCAAGTGATAGTCAAACTGTCACTAGCGCCTTTATTGACCGCTGAGAAAACAGTTCTAGCTAACATAGTTCCTCCAGAACTTGCGCTAAATAATCCTGCTTCAGTTATTGCTACTGACGCATCACCTGCTGCCCATGTTCCGACATAAGCCACTTCGTTATCAGTTACAGTAGTAGAAGTTAAAGCATTTCTGTCAGACTCTGATGCTAATGTTGTATTACCAGCAGCTGCTGCTGTTGTGCCTGTTCCAACAGCCATATAGCCCATAACAGTTGAGTTATTTTTCATACGGTCTGCAACGTAGTTTTTACCAGCAGTAACGACTAAGTTATCTACTTCTTGTACTACTTCATTATTCAGGGCAATTGATAATTTACCCTTCAAATTAAAGTTATCTTTAATCATAAGATTTCCTATTGGTTTAAAATATATGTATTAAGATGCGAACTTCTTGAATTGAGAACGGCTGACACACCTCTCACAAATTCTAAAAGTACCGAATCCGAAACGTTTAACGAGTCTGCTTTTTCCAGAGTATTCGCTAATGATAAGCTTTCGCTTAGGGTGAGTGTTTCTGCTTGTGTTAACTGAACGTTAAGTGCAGTTACTATTGCATCACTCATAGAGATTGACTCTGTTTTAACTAATTCATTAGCTAAAACAATAGCCTCTCCCATTGATATAGAGTCTGCCTTTATGAGACCCTGTTCTAAAGTGAATGAATCACTCAAGCTTGCTGTATCAGATACCGGTTTAGCCATTGCTAATGCCAGCACATCACCCAGCGAGAAAATATTACCTTTGTTTACATCTGCATCTTTAAGTACAAATGTTTCGTCTAAAACAAAAGAATCATTGAAAGATCTATTGAATACCACTGTTCTGTCAAAAGAATCCGACATTGTCAGTGAATCACTAAAACCTTTATTCAATGCCAGAAGAAAGGCATCGTTTATAGATACAGATTCTGTTTTAACAAGATTAGCGGCTATAGCCACTAATTCTTGTACACTAAATGTATCTGTTTTGTTAAGGCCCTGATTTTTAGTTATTGCATCAGTAACATTCAAAGTTTCGTTTTCTACTTTGTTTATTACAAAGTTTATAACTTCAGATAAAACTAATGCATCTGCCTCTGACTTAACGTAGGCCAAGTTTATAACCTCTGCCAGAGTCAGGCTATTCTCAAAGAGCCGATCTAACGTGTCTGGGTCTAATATTAGATCTGCTAGATACAATGCTACAAAACTGCTTTCTTGATACAGGTTTGTGTAATTTACAGTGGTATGTAAATAGGGACTAGCATAAGGCTGACCAGCATCTGCTGTTACCGCGCTTGTCCCAACCGCTAAGGCAGGACTGGCTTGTGGACTATCGCCATCAGACGATATATCGACTGCGACTATTGCCATCAGTCAAAGTCAGCTCTTACCTTAAACTTTAATTTATCGTAAACAGTTTGTTTCGCACCACCACTAAATTCTACTTCTATCTCACCTTCATACATTCCATCTGCTGTAGCTAATGTAGATGAAGACCAGTTCATAGCACATATGCCAGAACTAGGATTAGATATCGTGCAAGTCTCAGTAGCCAACAGACTTGACTCACCTATTTTTCTTATACGGACTCTTACAGCCGCATTGGTTAGATCTATAGGATCAAAAGTATCAGAATCATCTGGATCTAGATTTTGTCCAGAAACAGCTTGATTGCTGTCTTTTAATGTGAACTTAATCTGAGGTCTAGTATCGCCTTGTACTAAGTTGATTGTTGAATAGTATGCCATGTTTACCTCTTATATAAATTCAACCGCCTTGACGGTTAATGAAGCTCCTGCATAGCCGTATTTAGCTCTCCTAGCTGCCGCAGAGATTCCTTTATTGTTTAATGTAAAGTTGTTAGCAGAAGCATTGGGATTAGACCATGTGCGATCTGCCATCTGTTGTAATCTGTATAAAGCACCATGAACAATAGTTTCATAATGTTCTTTCATAATGTTGTCTGGCAAAGATGTTGCTGTATTGGTGGGTTTGAAAGATGTGAACGATCTAAGCGTGTAAGCTTTATCAGGAAATGGTGCAATGATAATTTGGTTTGATGTTATCTGTGAAAATAATTGAGGTGCGCCGGTGTCTGTCGATGTATATCTGTAAACATCTGATGGTGCCTTGGCTACCATTTCAGTGCTATCGTTACCGTGAGCTCCCCATATTTTTACTATGTGATTAACTTGAGCTTGTGTTGTAGGTACATCAATATCGTACTCTCTCAATCCAGTTGTTACGAAAATGCTTTCAGGCTCAGTTGTATATATATTTGTTTTTTCGCAAAACTGTATTGCAGACTCCCTCAGCATTTCTATGATCAAAGGATCCGGTGCGCCTTGAACTTCAGGCAATACGTATTTTATTAAGCTTTCAAATTTCATTTAGACTGTATCTGGTGTATCTGGTATTGGGTTTGTTTGAGCGTCTATGCCTGTTTTAAGCTGTAAAGCTGCTTGGCATGACTGGAAGTATGTTGCTGATTTTTGTGCACTACCGCCGCCTTCTGTGTCTTTAGAGTATGCTCTGTAAAGCATGTAATCTAAGATCGGATTACGATAAGAATCGTTTAAGGATATGACTGTGGTATCTGAAGAAAAAT